GCTGTTATAAGCTTTCTCATTGACGATTTTTAGTGTGTCCATAAGCTCGTCCATAACTTCCCACGCCCTATCCTGCGCTACATTCCCAACCGCTTTCAAAAATTCACTGCTAGAGCGTTTTATTTTCTTGGCCGGCGCAGGCTCTGCAGAATACAGCATTGGAGGCACTTTCGCCTGCAGTTGCTCCCCGCCGTGCTCGTTACGGATAATGTAGAGCGCCGCCAGTTTCTCATAGTTTGTCCAGCTCGATTCTTCTGTTTCAAGGCGAGCTATCCAGCGCTTGACCTCATTCTCGTCGACCATAGGGGTGCACCCCCTTTAGTCCTCGATCGTGTCCATGCAGCGCTGGATGGCTCTGCGGATGCTTTCGTCGTCGGCGTTGTCCAGCATTTCCTGCAACTGGCGTTTCATGTTGTCGATGCCACCATCACGGGAATAGTGGCCGCGCACATAATGCGTGCCGCGTCTCGCATTGGACATATCACGGTCATAAGCGCCGCGCATGCCCGACTGCCAGTCTCCGTCGCGGGAATAGCGGCGAGAATAGTCTTCATCGCGGGAATAGCCGCCGTCTTCCATCATCTCGATCTTATCGATGTTCTTGATGGTTGCTGTCAGTTTGTGGGCAATTTCCAGGTCACCCGCACCCAATTCGCCTTTTCGGGCCAGTTCGTCCAGCTCCTTGCAGAGCATATCCCGCAGTTCATACATAGATTTCATACCCATTGTGTTCTCCTTTCTCAGCTCACACGGTCGATGGTCAGGTTGCTATTGGCAAAGCTGACCGCCTCTGCGCTGGTGTTCTTTGCTGCCACGGTCACGCAGCAGCCGCGCGGCACTTCCACGATGGCGCTGACGTAGACGTTAAAATAGTTTTCCACCGCAGCCGGGGTGACGGTCGCCGTAGCTCCGTTGAGTGCTTCGCCGTTGACAGAAAGCGCCGTGGTGATCGCGCCTACCGTGCCGCCCGTGGGGACGGCGATGTTCGCGCCAAAGCTCACCTTAAAGCGCGCCTTGCACTGCTGCGTCAGCCCGCGCAGGGTGACGAGCCCGCTGCCCTCACGGTGGACGATGCAGGGCTTGCCGCAAGCCGCCGTGGAGACCATCGGAACATTCTGGCCAGCAGGGACGGTCACGATTCCGGGATTTACATATTCAGCCATAATTTCAGTCCTTTCATAAAATACAGCGGCAGGGCTATTGCCCCGCCGCTTTTGTTTAGTATCGGCACGGGGCCGACCATTTCCCAACATAGGGAAAAGCTACGCTATGCAGTTGTCAGCAGCCACAACAGGCAAACTGGTTGCAGCAATAGGGGTTCTGCACCGTGTAGGCCGGAATGGGAGAAGGCCGGAGCTGAGACACCAGATAACTGTTCTGCGCCGCCTGGCTTGCCGCCAGCTTCAAGCCCTGGTTCTCGGCCTGGAGGTCAGAGAGCTTGCTCTGCGTCAGGAAGTCGAGGATTGCGCGGCTGTTGCTGTTAGCGTTGTCGATGATGTCGCGGGTCGCGTTCTGCACGGTGTTGCGCGTGTCGCACGCCTGCGCCGCCATGTCATAGCGCACCTGCGCGATAGCCGCGCGATTCTCGCAGCAGCAATTTGCGGCCTGCATCTGCATGGCGTTGAGCTGCTGCATCAGCGCCGCTTGCTGGTTGCTACGGGACAGCTCGGCCTGTGCAAAGCCGTTTGCCATCGCCATGTTGGTGCCGTTGACAAGCTGCGCCTGCTGGTAAAATCCGTCGCAAAGGCCCTGATTTACGCTGTCGATCTTGCGCTCGACATTGGCAAAATCAGAGGTCAGCACGTAGCCGTCTACGACACCGCCGGAATTGCCAGCGTTGTTGCCCCAGCCGTTGCGGCCCCAGCCGAAGAGGAAAAGAACGATAATCCAGATCCAGTTTTCGCCCCACATACCCATGCCACCGCCGTAGCTGTTCGCGGGCGCGACCGGCATAGTCATCATGGGAGCACCGTCGGAAAGAGACATATTATCTCCCCTTTCATAAATTTTATTTATCAAATCGTGGCCACGATAAGATCAATGGAATAAATGCTCGAACTGTTTTGCCATAGATTGAAGTTGGTTTAACTCTTGCTGGCTCATAGCCCCAGATTGCAAAAGCTTGTCGACCTCCGCTTTTGGGTTACCCTGAAAATTCGCCCTAAACTGTTGGAACTGCTGCAACATCTGCATAAAGCCGTTGCCGCCGCCGAGCGCTCCGAAAAAGGGATTATTCATCGTCATCTTCCTCCTTGCGCTTCTTCTTGCCCTTCAATTCGCCCACAAGCGCCGCCAGCGCGTCAAACTCCTTGCGGGTGACAAATTCCACGCCCGGCTTTTGCGGCGCGTTAGGGGCCGTTTCTGTGCGTTCTACGAGGTCATAAATCTTGAGCGTCGGTTTTCCGCTTGCGTCTGCCTGCTTGAGGTAAACGGTGGGGGCGGTGGAATCCCACAGCGCTACGGCAGAGTTGGGCGCGATGAGATAACCTCTTGCCTCCTGCTCTCCGCTTACCCACTGTACGCCGCCTTGCGCGATGGGGTTCTGTTGCCCTGGCTGCGACATAGGCTGCTGCATGGGCTGCATCTGTGGCTGCTGCATCTGCCGCATCTGCATGAGGTTGTCCGGCATCGGCTGTGGATAATAGGGGTTGAAATAGGGATATGCCATGTTCATTCCTCCGTTTCTTTGTCCCAGAAATAAAGCGGGATTTCGTTCTCGCTGTTCCAGCTGTCATAGATGATCCCGTCCTGAACGCACACTACATGCCCAGAGAGGGCGAGAATATATGTCCCGCGCGGGTGCTCATCGGCAAACCTGCCGACCGTGTAACAGTCCGGGCAAGTGTCCGGTATGATGTATCTCCGGTAGCCTAAGGACCGCAGATATGCGCCCCAACAGGCGTTTGCATTGGGCAAATCACCGTCCAAGTAGCCACGCATGCACAGCCGGAGATAAACCTCGCCCCAATCCTTTCCCGTGGCCTTACAGATCGCACGGACAGTGCAATCGGACACGTTTTTCCCGCAGGGATTTGGATTAAAATATTTATACATGATTGCAACCCCTATATAGGCTTTCAGCAATTTCCACATATGCTAAAAGCCCCTGGGGATCGTCTGCGTACAGAATGCAAATATCCTGCGCCATTTGCGCGGTAAACCCGCATTTGATTAAGCGCTCGTACATATTCCCGCCTCCTTGCCTCTATAATAAAAGAAATCCGGGCAAATAAACTGCCCGGATTCTGCCTTGATTCTGCAATAATGTAGTTACAGTGTACACCAATTGTGTGCAAAAACGAAAAATAGCCGCACCCAAAAAGGGCGCGGCTACTTTTAGGAATTGAATGCATCCGCCAGTTTTTGGTATGCGCGGCGGCGCAATTTGTAAAATCCATCTACGCTGATATGTAGTTTTGCCGCCGTCTGTACGCAGGTGCGGCCAAAAATGTCCACGTCAATTACACAGGTTTCCTCGTCTTCCGGTAGCCCTACCGCACGGATTGTTTCTGTGGCGCGGCATGGTGCCATAGTGGATAGTTTTTTGCGGATTCTTTTGTGCTGATCTATCATTTCCCACGGTGTGCCGTGGAGGTGCGGATGTTTATGCACGGGCGTGAGGCCGGCGTAGCGGTGTCCTCTGCGCCCTCCAGTGGATTATTTTACCCCTTATTTCAGCAGGAAATTCCAGCTGGCGGCACCGAGGATGCCATCCACGCCGAGGTCGTGGTCAGCCTGCATCCGGCGCAGACCAGCCTCCATCTTGGGGCCGAACAGCTTGTCGCCGCTCCAGATTGCATCCGGGTAATAGCCCTTGTCCTTCATCAGCAGCATGGCGGCCCGGACATCGTTGCCCTCCATGCCACGGCGCAGCATACGCAGTTCCATGTTGATCGTCTCCTCCTTCGTTGTCGGTGCGGGCTTGGGCTGCTCGTTCAGCAGCGCCTTGACGCTGGCCTTGAACGCCTCCCACTCCGCATTGTTCTTTCCTGCCATCTGCCGGGGGCAGGACTTCCCGGTCACGTCGTAGTGCCGCAGGACGTAGGTGTCCACGCCGGAGATGCCCAGCAGCTTGCACAGCTCCGCCGTCAGTGCCGCAGCGTTGGCCTTGGTGCGCTCGGAAACATGGTAGTTCCCGGAGCAGCACATCTCGATAGAGATGCTGTTGGTGTTGCGGCAGAGGGGATGTACCGGATCGGGAGAGCCTACCGCCCACGCCCGGTCACAGGCCGGTACGGACTGGTAGATGCTGTCCTCATCCACGAAGTAGTGTGCGCTGGCCTCCCGGTCGCCGCCTGCAAAATACTTGCAGTTGGCCTCGGCGGTGTCGCTGACGTTGCCCGTGTAGTGCAGCACCACAAAGGCCACGTCCCGCCCGCCCAGCCGGTCATAGGTCTCCTTGCTGGCCGGGATGCTGGTGTTGATGGGGATACCGCCCGCCTTGGCAATGGGATATGCGTCAGTGATGCGCTTACCCATATCTCACTCCCCCTTGCTGAGCTGCTTGACAGCCTGATTGATGCCGGTGGCCGCCAGACCGCTGACGATGCCCACGGCAATGGCGGTGATGGGGTCGCCCGCCGGGAAGTCCGGGATGGGTGCCAGATAGTAGCTGACAGCCCCCAGCAGACCGCCGCAGACCCCGCACAGGATGGGGATCCACTTGTCGTTCATGCTGCTGGCCTTGCCCACCAGCCCCACGAGGTAGGTAATAACGGTGATGACCGCCACGCTTGCGATGCCAAAAGTTTCCATAATTTCTCCTTTCCGTGCCCGATTCGGGCACACAAAAAATGTTGACAAGTCTTTGTTTATCGGTTTAGTCGGTATTGTACATTCACTACAGTCTCCTTTCTTTTTTTAATTCTCCGTATAATCGTAAATGATGGTGGCCTTGCTCGCACCCCAAGGAGCATTTGCTACTTGCCCCTGCGACCACGGAACATAAATGGTGGTTAGGTTGGAGCACCCGTTAAATGCAGAAGAGTGGATGGTCTTTGGGTTTCCCTCGAATGTAATACTTGTTAGCCCGGTGCAATTAGCAAACACACCGAAACCAATGTTCGTTATCCCAGGTGGCAGCCTAGTTATTGCCAGGTTGCGGCAACCATTGAACGCATAGTAACCGATGCGTGTTATTCCAGACGGCAGACTAGTTAGTGCAAGTTTGGGGCAGCTTTGAAACGCATAGCTACCGATATTTGTCATGCCAGACGGCAAGCTGGTTAATGCAAGGTTGGGGCAATTATTAAACGCATAGTCACTGATGCTTGTTACCCCAGACGGCAGGCTGGTTAATGCAAGGTTGGGACAACCGCTAAACGCACTGTAACCAATGGTCGTCAAATCACCCGGAAGTGTAGGGCTGACAGCCGTGCGTTCTATCACTGCCTTGAAGCTGCCGCCACCCTCCAGAGTTCCGGTCACGCCGCCGATCACCACATCCTTCTTGATGTTCTCGGACAGTAGGGTTTCCGGTTTTTGAATCGTCACCTTACGCATACCTTTGCTGCTGGTGGGCAGGATGACCTGATTGCCGGAGGGCATAGACAGCTCCACCGTCCGCTCCTCGGTAGCAAGCACCTCCATCACCTGACCCATCTCAGCATCCAGAGGGACTTCCCCGCCGAAGGTGACTGCGAAGTCATCGCCGGGCCGGAACGCTACGTCAAACTCGATCATAGCGCACCATCCCGCAAGATACGCTCCACCGGCACTTCAAATACCTGTGATGCCATGCGCTGACCGCCTACACCCACCCGGAGCTGTATCTTTGCGTCAATGCCTCTCCCGGCAGTAAGCGACAGGGTTTCGGCTTCCGTCAGTGTGCATGAGACAACATTCCCGTCCAGCTGTACATCCGACAATGCTTTTTCGATTTTAACCTGTCCGGCCTGCGCTACGGCCAAGGACAGCACCGTGATACTCCCCGTGTCGATGGGCAGGCGGAATGTCAGCGTGGGGGTTGTACCTCGATACATACATATACCTCCTCATACTATAGATTTGCGAGGCTCAGCGGTTGGGCAGTCTTTCCAAATCCGCTATCCTGTGATTGGCGACCTTGATCTGCTCCTCCAGCACCGGAACGCGCCGGGCGAAGTTGTTATGCTCCCGGACTTCCCGTGTCAGCTCGTCCAGTTTGGTGTCGGTGACGGCCTGCTGCGTGTCCAGCTTGGCCTGCACATCACGGGTGGTCTTGTTGCTGGTGATGATTACCCCCAGCAGCGACAAACCGCCGGTGATGAGAGCTACGACGATTGTTTCCATTCAGTAATTTCCTTTCTCCTCTGGGCTATGTTATAAGGTGGTTCCATCCATTCCCCACTGACCCGCAGCGAGACGATTAGGCTGTTCGCCGCCAAGCATACACCGTCAGATATGGAGGCATATTGTTATGAGCCTTCCCGCCGCCGGTCGCACCGGTCGCCGTGTTTCGGCTGATGTCAAATGCCGCCGGTGCGTAGGGGTAATATCTCCCGCTTCCGCTCTGCGATCCCATATCACCCACGGTGAACGCCTTCTTGCTGTTGGTGATAAAGCCATAGTATCCTGACTCATTGGCCGGGTTGTGCCCGTGGCTGGGCATTTCCGCTGTCGTCAGGGTGTGGTTAGCCTCGCCGCCGGTGGAACCAGCTGCGAATGTATCACCAGCAGCCAACAGGAATACATCCTTTATGCGTTCCCACGTCCCGCCGCCAAAAAGATTGGCCGGGTCGGTGGCCGCAGTAGAGATATATACACTCCCCACCGGATGCGCATAATCAAGCAGCGTCATCCCTCCTACCGCCAGTGTACCGTCTATCTGTACATCCCTATCAAAATAAGCATCCAACCCAACTTGCAATGCGTTTGCCTTGTCACATAGACGGCCCAGCCCCACAGACAGCAGATGCTTTGCCAGATGGTAAAGGGCATACGCTGCCGGCAGATCTCTCAGAGAGGAACCTACACCCTCCCATGCATCCGTCGCCACCACACGCACCTCGTAGCGTTTGCTCTTGTCTGCAGCAAACACGGCAGAAATATCAGCAGGATCATAGTTTCCCGCCGCCGGTCGGCCTGCCGTAGTCCAATCTTCAGCGCCGACTTCCCTATACTGCACCGCATATGCTGCGGTGTTTTTAGCAGAAAGTGAAGTAATGGCCCCGGAGAAAGTCACCTTGCCATAAGTGCCAGCCCGGTTTGCTGTTCCATCGGCATTGCAACGGGCGGCAGAAATAGCAGTAATTGCTGGTTTGCTATAAGCGAGGACAGTGATACTTTGTGTCTTTGTAGTCGTGCGCCCTCGGCTATCCGTAACGGCGCAAGCAACAATCAGTTCGCCGGAACCGGGCAGATAATCCGTTGTACCACTGGCCGATGTCGCAGCGTAGATGCTGCCCACCTTGATACTGTAAGACTTGATGGAACTGCCCTGCACACCGGATGCGGTGATATCCACTTTGACTTTGCTGCGAAGCTGGACATATCCACCATAGGTGTTGGACACACCTGTTGGATCATCGATTGCAACAGACAAGGACGGAACCACGGTTGACGGCACGGCAAGCTTAACAGCCGTTGACCACGCCCCAACATAGGTGCTACCGTTGTACGTCTTTACTGTGAGTGTGAGCGCCACAGTCTCTGCGTTTGGTGCTTGCTGTGCCAGAGACACAGGCGGTGCGTTCCAACTGTACGATGTGCCTACATTTTCGGCAATCAGTTTGTCCTTGACGCTGCCGCAGGTGTAATAGATTTTGTGCGTAAAGCTGCTGCTGGCCCGCTTGATGGTGATGGTCAAGGTTTTCCCCAGCGTGGAGCCGCTTGTGGTGGCCGTGGACGCTCTTGGAATGGTGGTCAGCGTCACCGTTTCCGACAAGGACAAATGGCGTGGCGTGTAGGAGCTGTCAAAGCCACAGTCCCACTCTGCTGTCAACGCAATGCTTTTCGTGCCGTCTGCATTATGGCTGACTGTAATAGTCTTGCTGCCCAGTTTGTACCATCCGGTGGAACTGTAATTATACGGATTCCAGCGTTTTTCGCCCTGAAGTATATAATACGCTTCGCCGCTGCTCTCGTTCTGTGAATATCCGGTTCCGTCATATACCCACAAATCAAGACTTAATGTGCTTTTGTTGTCTGCGATAGACTGGCCTGTGATTGACCAATCCAGACGCAAGCGCCAGCCTTTGTTTGTGCTGCTGTAAATGGACGCCATGTTCTCAACTCCTGTCAACTGGCAATTACATCGCCGTTTTCGTCCTCCGTCCAAACCACGTTTCCGATGCAGAGGATAGATACCTTGATACGCATTGCTTCCACGCCCTCTGCGGTGATCTGCAACTCCGGTGTGTTGTTGCGGACAAACTGCAACACATCATTATCCAGCCGCAGCAGGATTTCATTGCCCGTTTCGCCAATGATTAGGCCGTCAGACGTAAACCGGAAAGCCTTTGTGATCTCGCTGTACTTGCTTTGCAGATCGCCATCCACCTTGTCAATGCGCTCGGTTACCTTAGTGATGTCAATGCTCAGCTGGTCAGTCAGCACAGACAGCTTTGTGCTGACCTCCTCTTTGTAGCTGTCAAAATCCCCGGTTTCTACATAGTTTTCCAGAGCGGACAGGATGATGGAGTTGACATTCTGCTGCAGATCGGTAATCTGCTGGTGTGTGGCCTGAATCACTTGGCTTGAAGATTCGTCCACCCGCTCAGAAATCTCCTGCCGTGTGCTTTCGATGCGTTTATCCGTTTCACGCTTGGCATCTATCTGCGCCCCCGTGTAGGTTTGCTGGGTAGCGCCCAGCGTGATTTGTGTGTTGCCGGGGTCAAGAATATCCGGGGCCAGCTCCATCAGCGGATAGGACGCACTGTAGCCGTGCGGAGTGCTGAAAAGGGCCGTCATCCGGCCCACCCGGAAATGCTGGATGCCATCTTGCCAGCCCAAATCAACCGCCTTGCAGGTGATGGTCTCCGGCATGGACAGGCCATTGTCAGCCAGCGCCGCCTTCGCCTTGGTCTGAAGGTTGGCGGCAACAGTCACATCATCCCATTTGATGTGCCGGGTAATGCGCCCGTATGTGGCCATGCCAGACTTGCTATAAATAGTAAGCCCGGATTTAACAAGGTCATCTGTCAAATCACCATCTGGCAGCGCTTCGATGGTCAAGCCGTCCTTGCCCTCTGGCAGAATAGCGGTGTAAATGTTTGTTCCGTCCGTCTCGCTGGAAAGGTCAAGGAGATTCTCAGCAAATTCCACAGACTGCGTATTTGTGAGCGGCAACGCAGCGTAATAATCCAGATAGTTCCCGTCATCCTCATATCGGATCAGAAGATACCCGCCCAAAGCCGATTTAATCAGCTTGTCGGATATCGTGGACATTGCCGTGGCGTACTCCTTGGAGCTGCGTGTGATGTAATTGTTCGGGTCTGTTACGGTACACACTCCGGGCCTGATCTGCTGCTCTGCGGACACTTGGCTGTTGTGCTGCCCTAAAATCCAGCGGAAGAAGAAGTCAACCACATTCCCGCTTGCGGCTGCGGCCTTATAAGCAGTGTCATTCTCGAAATCTTCCGGAAAGTTGAACGGTGGGATGATGCTGTCATTCAGCGCCGCCATAATGCCCTCTGTTGCGATTTTATGTGCTCCGTAGAAGTCTTTTATATCGCTGGTTATTCTCCCCCTATATATAGGAAAAGTGCCGTCCAGCAGCTCCACAAGGCCGCTCATGCGCCGAAGATTGCTTAAATACGGATGGTCTGCGTCCACTGTGAAGGACATTTCCCCGGCCTTGCTGACCGCCAGCTTCACAGAGGGGTCACGGACGATTAGTTTTTCATCCGCAAGGCGCGGGTCATACAGGATATAGTTTTGATATTTTAGTTGGTACATTACAGGCTGGCCTCCTGATATGTAACGGTGATGCTACCGGTGCCGCTGGCCACCTTCGCCTTCAGGCTGTTGCTGCCAGCCGCAAGCCGAATGGCGGGGAAAATGTGATCTCCAGCGCTGGCATTGATGGTGTTGTTGTCCCAAAGTAATACGGTATCTTGCGCCACCGTGATTGTGGGAATAACCGGGCGGCTTTCATTCGGTAGCGTAAGCTGTTTATATGCCGTTCCCAAATCAGCCCGCGTCACAGTTGTTTTCTCTTTCTTGTATTTCCACGGATCGCAATCAACAGTAACGGGAATTGTCTGCTTTATTTTGACAAGCTCCACCTGCCCAACGGAGCACCGCCCACTGTAATAATGGGCGGTGTCCTCGGGGAAGGTCACTTTCACGCGCTTGCCGTGGACTTTGTTGCAGAAGTCAGAAAGCGTGGCAGGCCATTTCTTGCCGCTCACCGTGTCCACGCCGGTGAGTATCAGTGCAATGGTGCGGTTTTTGTAGGTCACTTCGCCGGTCAACACTTCGGAAGCGTCCAGCAGGCCATCCCGGCCCGGAACATCAATCATATTCGTGCGGACTTCCGGCAGAGAAATGGACTTGCTTGCAAGCAACAGGCCGTATTCTGCGTAAGTGTCTTTTCCGTCAAAAAATACTTTTCCTATCATACAGCCCTTGCCCTCCTCGCATTGATTTTGGCCAGTTCTTCATCCATGCCTGGGGCAAGCAAACCGACAACCTGACCACTGTCCATGATGACTTTCATATTTGCCAACATAGGTAAATACTGTTCCAGCAGCATTACAATTCTGCCGGAATCGCCGCCCCCTCCGTAAGAGCCACTTGTATAGTTTCTGATGATGTTTGCATCTGCTGTAATGGTGCCAGCGTCAAAGCTCATATTGCCCTCAATGTCCTTTTTTACGGACTTGAATTGATCGTCAAAGCCCTCGCCCAGACCTTCGGCCATAAAGCCGCCGATGCCCGCAAAGACCTTGGACGGGGATGCAATACCAAGGATTTTTTTCACACCGCTAACCAGCCCATTTACCTTATCACTGAACCAGCTTTTTATATTGTCCCACATTCCGGCGATGCCGTTTTTTAAGCCCCGAACGATGTTTTTACCGATGCCGCCCCAGTCATAGTTTCTGATTGTGTCGGCAATGGCAGCGATAATGCGCGGGACGGCTGCAATCAATTCCGGGATTGCCCCGATAATGCCGGTAATCAGCGATACAATAATCTGCGGACCTGCAAGGATGATCTTGTCAAGGTTGTTCACGATGCCGTTGATGAACGCAATAATCAGCGTAGGGACTGCCGCGACCAGCTCCGGGATGCACTTGATAATTCCGTCAATCAGCGCAAACAGAAGATCAATGCCCATCTGGATGATGTTGGGCAGCTCCACAATGATTGCGGCGAGCAAGTTGCCAATAATCAGAGGTACTGCCGCGATAAGCTGCGGAATCGCGTCAATCAGGCCCTGCGCAAGCGTCGTAATCAGCAAGATTGCCGTTTCAATGAGTTGCGTCAAAAAGTCCGGGCTTGTCAGCATCTGCACAATCGTCATGGTCACTTGCACAATGCCGTCAATAAGCGTGGGCAGGTTTTCTATCAGGCCATTCGAAAGGAAGAAAAGAATGTCGATTGCTGCTTGCGTAATTGCAGGTAGGCTATCAATGATACCCTGTCCCAATGCGCCGACAAGCGCAGCCGCCGCCTGCAAAAGCGAAGGCAGGTTGTCTGTGATGGTTGTTATGACCATCGGAATAATAGTGGTAGATGCAGATGTAACAAGCTGTGAAATGCCGCCCAAGATGGCACTAACGCGCGGAATAATATTTCCAGCCGCCGTCTCCACGCTGCTGACAAAATTGCCAATCAGCGTATCAAGGTCTGCGTTGTCGTCTGCAATGCCGGTTATCAGGTTTGCCCATGCGGCTTTTGCCGACCCACCGCTGCCCTCGATGGTGCTCGCTGCCTCTGCTGCCGTGGTGCCAGTGATGCCCATTTCCGTCTGCACCACATGGATGGCATCTACGATGTCGGAGTAGGACGAAATATCAAACTTCTGCCCAGACAGCTTCTCCGCGTCCGCAAGCAGACGCTCCATTTCCTCTTTGGTGCCGCCGTAACCGAGCTTTAGGTTGTCCAGCATGGTGTAGTTCTGCTTCGCAAAACCCTGATAGGCGTTCTGTATCATCTCCATGCCGGTGCCCATCTTATTGGCGTTGTCTGCCATGTCGGTGATGGCCTGATCCGCCTTCTGAGCTGCTTTATCCGTATCTCCGCCAAGGCTCTGGAGCAGGGAGGCCGAGAAACTGGTCACCGTGTCCATATATTCGTTGGCGCTCATGCCAGCGGTCTTGTATGCGTTTGCGGCGTACTGCATCACGGTGTCGGCAGAGGACTTGAAAAGCGTTTCCACGCCGCCGACCAGCTGCTCATATTCGCCGTAGCTTTGGATCGCTGCTTCGCCAATGTTTTTTACCGCGCCTGCAACAGCTTTCACGCCAGCAACAATGGCTTGCCCTGCAATATTCGCTTTCAGCACATCGCCAAAGCTCAATGCCTTTTCTTTGGTATCCCCGAGGTTTTTATCTACTTCGCTCGTGTCAACGCTGATTTTGACAAAAAGGTCTAATAAATTCATTTTCTCACCACGCTTTTTGGTTTTTTTGGTGAAAAGCCCTTGAAAAGTCAAGGCTTAAGTAGTATAATTTCAGGAAAGGAGGGTTTTGCCATGATCAATTTCAACAAAGATTCCGCATTTGACTTAAAGCCTATTTCCATTGCCGAAGTCCGCGACGAGGTCAACGGTCTTTTGATCGCGGGCGAAGAGATCGCCTGTGCGTTCAAAACGATCCGCGACCAGCTTATCTTCACCAACAAGCGCATCATTTCCGTTGACGTGCAGGGCATCACCGGAAAACGGAAATCGTTCAGCTCCATGCCCTTTTCCAAGGTGCAGTTCTTTGCTATCCAGACACCCGGCCTTGTTGAGCTGATCCCCGATAGCGAGCTTGTCCTGACGTTCTCCAATGGCTTTACCGCCAAATTTGAGTTCAAAGGCGATACCGACATCGGGAAGATCGGCCGCATGATCTCGGAATACGTCCTCAAATAACGCCTATCCCTCCGCCGCCCCGTCAAGGGCGGCTTTTTTTATCGTCAGCCCGCACCGCGCGACAATATCGGCGGTAATCTCTTCGCACGTTCTGTTGTCCTGCTTCTTCGGCTCAATAATGTCCGCGTATCGCGCCTTGATGTAGTTCCCGCCCACGTATTGCGCTGTGTTTTCCGCAACCACGCGCAGCGCGTCCGTCACATAGATGCGGTACGCCTCGGTTTTCGCTCTCTCATTGAGCCGCGCCACGCAGTACCGCAGGAACGGCTTTATTCGTCTTTGCCCTCGGTATTCTCCTGCGCAGAGCCAGAGGCTTTCCCGCTCTGCGCTGAGAGAAAAAGTGCGCCGAATGCTTCATCGGTCAAAAGTTCCGTCGCATCGCGCATCAGCTTGACGAGGTTCAGAGCACCCTTGTAGCTCTCCGCGCTCACGCCCTCAATAGAGGCAAGAATTGCGATGATGTCGCCCTTGTGGCCCTTGAGCAGCGCAGGGAGCGCTTTTCGCGCCCGCTGCGTAGCAAACTGCTTCTCCGTCATGCCCTCCGGCAGCTTTTCACGCCGAAACATGGCAGAGGCTTTCTTGTCCTCCGCAATGTTGGCTATGGGGTCGATGATGTCCGCGATCACATCAAATACGCGGTCTCCCTGGATATCAGAAAGTTTCATGCTGTTTCCTCCGTACCCGCCTTGATGTAGATCTCATACGGGACCTTGTCCTGCTCCGCAAGAGAATAGTGCGCCGTAAATTCAAAGGCAAACTGACCCTTGGCCTTATCTGCCGTCTTGAGCTGGAAACCGCCCGTGGAAAGCGCGTTTAGCATATGGATAGCGATAAAGCCGCCGTTTTTCGTGCCGTTCTTGTCGGAGTAGTCGCCTACCAGCCAAATGTCGGTAAAATCGCTGTCCTTGAGGTCCGTGCGGGGAACGACCTTCGTCGTGTCGCTGGCATCAATGTCCGCCGCACCGCACAGCAACTTTGCCGTTTTCGTATCGGCGTTGATAAACGTGCCAGACATCTTCGCCTCCACCATATCCTGCCGCTTAAACTCCTTCATGTTCTTCGGGCAGTTGTCAATGTCTTCGCCAAAGTCGGTGAAAGTGGGCGTTGCCGTAAAGTTCACACCGCCGGTGGTTGCACCGATCTGGCCAGCCGCACCGATCTCCCCGGTAGACGGCGTAAAATCGGTGGTCAGAATACCGGCGTTGATCTGCAATTTCTGAAACGCGTCAGAAGGAATTTTCGTAAATTTCATAGTTTCGTCCTTTCATCAGTTCTGCGACAGATATTCAACCGTGACGTTGAGGTACCGCCGCTTGATGTTTTTGTTGCTCTCGTCCGCAATGTTCTGGCACCACGGAGACCCACGCTTGATCCACATAGCCCCGCCGTCATAGGGCACCATACAGCCGCCCATACCGATGGCGTCGGAGATCTCCTGTGCCTTTGCATTGGGCACCGCCTCGCCTTCCGTGTAGTACCAGAGGTTTACCGTCAGGCCGATTTCCCCGCTCTCCCACGAGCCTGTAATAAGTTCATAGGTCAGCCAAGGGAAGGTCGCGTCTTCCGGCACATTAGAGGTTGGATACGCCGGGAGAAATTGAGAAAACCATGCGTGGAGCGCCTTATCCTTTGTCATTTCGGCAACTCCCTTCGTTCCGCTGTGAAGAATTTCAGCGCCTTAATGGTCGCTCCCGCAGACCTCGGCGCGACCTTTTCCTCGGGGTTAGAGGTCACGCGGTAAGTCAGCCCTGTTTCCGTATCGCGGAAATAATCGTTGTACTCGATGGGAACGCGCTGATTGACCAGTGCGGAATATACCGAGGTAACACCGTCCTTTTCCGCTTTTCGCGCCTCCATCGATGTGTCAAGAGACTGGTAATTGAGGAACTCCGCTCCCTCTTCCCATGCGGTGATGTAGCCGCCCGCTCCGTCAGGCGTGCGCTTTTTCTCCATCAAAATGCACTTGTGGGCAAAATCGTCCAGTAAACTCACGGTTCCACCCCCTTGAGCTTGCGCCAGTCATTTAACCGGCCTTTAAAAGCGCCCTGCCAGCCCGTCCCGGCGCTCGTGTCGGCATTTCCGCCGCTTGCCTTTGTGTAACTGTACCCGCCGAAGCTTTCGCTCGTGTACGGGCTTAAAACGGCTTCACCGTTCTTTTCTTCCCACGCGGCGATATCTTCGGCAAGCAAAACCACAGCCTTCGGAACAGCCAACACCCACACCGTTCCGGTAAAGGTTTCATCCGTAAGGTCAGCCGCCGGATATTGATGCAGACCGTCATTAAACACAGAGCCGCAGATGCGGAAATATTGATTGGTCAGGAGAAAGGGCAGCGCAATGCTGCCGTTCTCCACGGCGAACGTGCCCTCGTGAATCTCCACAAGGAACCAGTTGTTCAAGTGCCGTAAGACTTGTTCAAGCATTACGCTGCCCTCCTATTTAGCCCGCACCGGCCACAGAAACGGTAGCCACGGCAATGCCGTCCAGATACTCAGCCCACAGCTTCATGCCCATGATGGCGTACATATCGCCCGTGGCGCGGCTGTAATCTCCGTCAACATGGACGCCGATCAGGTTGGTCTCGCCCTTCACGGTGTAATTCAGCCCCAGCTTGGCAAAGTCGCTGTCGCTCGGGTCTACATAGTACAGGTCGATGTTCTCCACGGGCAGAGCGATCACCTTCTTGGAGGCGATGTACTTCTCGGGCAGCAGGAACAGGGTGCGGTAGCCCATGAAGTTCTCCACGTAGTTGATGCCGAACATCGTCTGCACGGTGATCTCCTTGTCGCCCAGGTAATCGTAAGCGTCGATGATGTTGGCAAAGCCCACCACCTCGGTCACGTCCTTATCCAGACCGGCAAACTTGTCCAGCACCTTGCCCTTAGCCATAGCCAGAGCACGCTGCCACGTTTTCTCGGTCACCTTCAAAGTGCCGGTACCGAGGAAGGTGTAGAAGTCGGTCAGGACCTTGTTCTGCAGGGCCACGAGGAAAGCCTCGTCGGTCTTCTCCACGGCAACGTCAGCGCCGTACTTTGCCACGCTCTCGATGGTCACGCTCTTGGCATACTTGGAAATGTCGATGTCACCATAGGCAACAGGCACCACCTTCATCTTGGTAAAGGGGATCTCGTCACCCTCTGCCACGGTGCCGCCCTTGAGACCGCCGTCCACGCTGGCCTTGTAGGAAACCAGCTTCGTGCCGGGGGCCTTGCGAATGGGACGCATGATGCCCATGATGTTGCGCAGCGCGTCCCAGTTGTCAGCAAAGCGGGACACAAAATCCACCTCGCGTGCGGAAGTAGTAAACTGCGCGGAAGTTGTTACATTAGTTTTCGCAGCCATAAATAGCTCCTTTCAAAAAATCAGTTGTTTTCGCTTGCCATCAGATCGGCAAGCGCTTTCTGGCGCTCCGCCGTAGACATCACATAGCGGCCTTTATCGTCCTTCTTGTAGATGTCCTCTCGGGATTTTGCGCCGCCGGTGTTTGCCGGGGGGTTGGCGGGATTCGCCCCGTGCGTCTGCGTGGTGGAGACAAGCCCCTTGTAGGTGCCGTCTACGAGCGCATCAAGGCTCTTGGTGTCCTTGATCTTGTCGCCGTCCATCTCCAATGCGGCCATTTCCTCGCCGCAGCCACGCATGGCAAGGTCCAAATTCGCGCCGGTGATGTTTTTGCTCTCAAAGTAAGCACGCACGGCCTTTTCCTTTGCCGCCTTGCTTTCCTTTGCCGTGATGTCGGTCTTAAAGGCTTCAAAGGCCGAGTGTTCCTTCTCGTACTTCTCCTTGTAACCGCCGTCACCCGCTGCCTTGAGGTCGTCCAACTGCTTCTGAACGCCGGGCAGCTTCTCCGCATCGGCCTTGTAGCGGGTCACATCCGCCTTGAGGCCGTCCACGGTGTCGGTATGCGCCTCGATGATGGTATCAACCTGCTCATCGGTAAGCCCCATACCCTTCAAAAGTTTTCGTGTAAGTGCCATGACACTATCTCCTTTTCTTCGGTTCCGTTCCTTCGGAAACGATAGTTTTATAAAAACCGCTGTCCTTTGCGGTAATTAACAAAAAGAGCCAACTGCATACAATTTGTAAGCAATTAGCTCCTATTTCAGTTCGTCCTCCAATATCTTCCGGTATTGGATGGCATGGTCGGCGGCAGCGGGTTTCAAAAACGGCTGTGCCTTGTTGCCACGCGTGTAATGCCAATTTCCCTTTGCGTCCTGATACACCCACGGTGTAGGCCGTCCGCCGCCACCTTCGGCGTAAATGCCGGTTCCTAATTCCACATACGCACCGTACTCAGAATCCGTTCCGATGATTGCCGCCGGTTCCTGCTCGTCTACCACATGGGTAATGCTGTTGCGCAGATTGCCGGTATCCACGGGGCACAGCTTTTTCGCATATCCCTCTGCCACCAGCCCGCATTTTTCAAGCCCGCGCAGCAGCGCCGCTTTGATGGCAGCAGAGACTTCTTTGCTGTTGTCGGTGATTTCAACGCTCATCACAAAATACCTCTTGACTTTTTTACGGGGATTGCATATACTGACAGTGAGGAAACTTATGTTTCCGTTTTTCGAGCCGAACCTCTTCCCGTTACTGGAGGGGGGGCGGCTCATTTTTTATACCTTCGTGCGAATAGGAGAGAACCGTTCTCTTCCAATGCAATCACATCAAAACCGAACCCAGTGCTAACCACGCTGCGAACTGCTCTATCATCTACAATGCGTATAAGCTCATCGGTATTGATGGATCCTGTGCACTGTAACACAACCCCTCCAGGAGTTTTTGCAATCTGCTTTGTGGCTTTTCGAATCGCCATATCTGCCGCTTTCGCTGTTGATATACTTTTCAATCCCCACTGTTTACCGCGCCACAGGTAGTCCGGCGTTTTTATCCCCTGCGCATTCGCTTCCTTCAACAGCACGAACTTCCCGCCGAATTGATCTCTGAGTTGGTTTGCAACTTCGATTTCGGTCTTGTGCCCTTTTATGCGGTATCCGTTCTCGTATCGCACCTTACCCATGCGGGGCTTGGCGGAATCTATGTATTTCTTCGTAACATCCTTTGCAGATTTTTCGCTCCCCATGTGATATGGGGATAACTGTTTGCCGCTGTATCCCTGCTTCGATGCTTCCCACTGCGCATATGTCATGTCAGATATAAGCCCGTCGCGTGTCCTACGCAGCCCGTCTGATGTATCTACCCCATCCACGGCGGCAATCAGCGTACAGCGGCAGTTATATATCTCCCACGGTGGTCCTTGTGGGTCGCCTGGAAAACGACAACCGTTAGAAAACTTCTTGTCCTGCGCCACTTGTTCGCCGTCAAGCATGGCATGAGAGTGGCGTGTACGCGCGTCCAGCGTAGCCAACCATTCTTTTTTGAGCTTTATCCCCATCTTCTCCGCCGCTGCGTAGCTGTCCATGCGTCCGGCATTCTGTGCGCCGGTCACGGCTGTGCGGGCGGTGCGGATGGCGGAATCGCGACTCATGGTGGTAATGCGCTTTTGCAGATCATCCGCCATGTGCTTGATGCTCTTTCCCTGCAAGATGGAGCTGGTGACGCTTGCCGTGATTTGTTTCTTGCCATACGCAAGGTCGATACCGCGTTTCAGTGCCCTGTCCTTTGGGTAGTACGGCATTAAGTCCGGCTGCTCTATTATAAGCCGCTTTACCGTCTGCTCGTCCCACAGGTCAAAGCCGATATTCCCAGCGACCTGTTCAATAGTGTAAGCCGCATAATTGCGGTTCAGGCTGTAAATACCCGGCGTCGCATCGTTGGTATAGGAAACCGCCACAGCGTTTGCGTCGGTCGCCCTCTGCGCCACCTTATCGCACATGGCCTGATAGCGTTCCCCGCGCCCGATCTGGTTGAGCCGCCATTGCTTATAGTCGGCCTCCGTCCATTCCTTGCCGTTCTGCACGGTGCCGATCAGCGCCTTCATTTCCTCGTCGCGCTTTTTGAATTGCTCAAAGTATGCGTCTATGGTAGCTTGCATCTCTTCCCCAGCCTCACGGTACAACTTCGCAATGCGCCGTTCCAGCTTTGCAAGTTCCTTGTCGGTCAGCTGGTGTCCGAGGTCACTGTTCGCCATCGCCGTTCACCTCCGGCGCATCCGGTTCCGCAAAGCTCCGGTCAATCTCTTCTGCAGCCTTCCGCTTTGCCATGTCCTCGTACTGGTCAATGTCACCGTTGATCGTCAGCAGCTTCTTTGTGATGTATTCGTCATCGTAATACGCCGCACCCAGAAGAATGTTCTGCGTTTCCTCGCTCTTGTTGATGATCTGATTGCGCGTGTAGCTCGGCTTGTCCTCAATGCCCGCCAGACGCAGGATTTCCACAATAAACCGCGTGACCTCGAATTCAAACTTATCCGTTTTCAGGTCCAGCGGCACATAGCTGGCCTTGATTGCGGTCGCCGTCTGGTTCCCGGCAGATACCGCCGCCGCGTCAAAGCACTGGAAATCCTCGTACAGCTTTTTCTTGAGCATATCAATGGTGCTGCTCGTGCCCTCATACGGGGCCTCGATGGTTTTGCTCTCCACCTTCGCGCCATCGTCGCCGTTGGCGTGGGCAACATGGGTGGTTTTCAAGCGCTCCACAAATTTCGCGTCGTCCAGATCGTCCATGCCGTTGCAATTGGAAAGCACCCAATAGATCAGATTGCCCTCGTCCACATTGTTAACCATGTTAGAGGACGCAAGGTCGAGCGCGTCAATGGTGTTGCGCTTGCCGACGATCTCGGAGAGACACCGCTTGTTGTTTTTCAGCGGTACGATGGGGAAACTCGGATAATTCCCGCCGTCGTAAATCTCTGTTTCGCCGACCTCCGCCTTGCGCTCGATCAGCTTATAGCTGCGCTTTGGCTGCATGACGGCCATATCCTCGCCGCTGGGCTGGAAATACTCGGTAAAGCCGTCGATCTCATACAGCGTCGCTCTCATAGGCTTATCCTGTGCCACCTGCCAGAACCGGATACCGGCTTTCATCTCGCCGTCCTCTTCATCATAGAGGGGGACGAACTCAAGCAGGGAGAACACCCGAAAATGCGTCAGATCCCAAAAGCCGAAGGATACGCCTGCGATTTTCGCCTCCCGCGCCGCATCCATGACTTCCTGGTCAAAGTCCGGGCATAGCTTGTTCGGCGTTTCCTTCTCCGCAAAGGTTACGCCGTTGCCCAGCAGATATGAAACTTCCTGATCCACCGCCAGGCCGAAGAAACGGCTGGCCAGCTTATGGTTTGCCGTCCACATATCCGTGTGGGCACGGCCCTGCATATCGTAGATGATCTTTTCATAGCGGTTAATGGTCGGATTCAGGCCATTGTAATATTCCTCAGCATCCGCCGCCGTCTTGTATGCGTGTGAGCTTCGATGCTCGTTGATTGCTCCGCGAATAAACCCAATCCGCGCCTGGTCACTTTCTCCGACCGCAACAAGGTCATTGTAAGTTTTGATAGCCTCTCACTCCTATCTGCTCCAAATGGGGACGTAATCGCGCTTATACGCCTTATTTTTCAAAATCGTATAGGCAAAATAGCGCGTTTCGTCCATTGCGTGGTCGTTTTCCTTGATTGGCCTGTCGTCGGCGGATTTTTCGTCCCACCGATATAGCCCAAACTCGCGGATGCAGTCTTTGCAGCCACGATGCACCTTAAGAATGCCGTCTTGCAAAAACCGCGCCGTAGTCATAATCCCGTTTGTCACATCGTTGTTGGCCTTGCGGACCATATAACCGCGCCGCCGCAAGACCTCGATAAACGAAGCGGCAGACGGGTCAACGATAATGCTTTTGACATCCGCCTCGCCAATGAGCTTTTTAATTTCGTCAGCGTATTCCTCGTCTGTCTTGTTCTTTTGGTTCTCGCGCCCGGAATAGTAATACTCGCGGATGCGCGTGGCCGACTTGCCGTCCCAGCACCAAAGTCCTGCAGAAAACGGGTTAAGTGTTCCGTAGTCGCAGGAAACATAGTATCCTCCCTTTTCCGGCAGCTCGTCCACAATGCAGCTCTCGTCAAACATGGGATAGATCAGCCCCTCGGCCAGCACCCACAGTCCCCGGATGTAACGATCATAAAACACGCCCGTAAACATCGACTGATACCGCTCCAGCGTTTTCTGCGACAGACCGGGGTTGTCCGTCATTTCAAAATGCAGATACAGCGCGTTCCGCTCTTTGTTCCTCTGTATCCACTCTGTATAAAACCAATGCTGTGGACTTCCCGGGTTGCAGGAAAACCACAGTTTTGCACCATCTACCGAGCAGCGGGTCAATGCCTGTTCCACGAACGAACGCGGCATCAGCACCACCTCGTCCAGCAGCACCCCCGCCAGCGTGCGGCCTTGGATCAGCGTATAGCTGGCCTCATCCTTGCCGCCGAACACCTCAAAGTAATTCGTCACGGCTCCGCGCCGCACTTCCATCACCTTGTCACCGCGCCGCCAGCGGATGAGATAACGTTCTTTTGCAAGGCTCATCGCCGTGAACGGCACTATAATGTTCTTTGTGCAGCTATCCACCGTGCGGCCACACACGCCGAAGCGCTGACCGCTGAAATTTTCCATCGCCCAGCGGACGAACGCCCACATCATGATGGAGGTCTTGCCGGAACGCACGGCGCCGTCGCAGATCAGCGCGTCATACTTGGAATAGGGGAAAGCAAGGATTTTTGCTTGCTTCGGGCTAATCATCGCTCTCCAACCCTTCTGCCATTTCACGCAGACTCACACTCAATGCGTCATCCTGCGTGTTGTCAGTCGGCAACCCCATCTCCACAATATCGCGCTGCCCAAGGTACTGTTTCCCCAGCCAAATAGCCATGCTTGCGTTCTTTGCCGCAAGCTGCCACTGGCTCCGACGCAGTGAAATTTTCCCCGCTCCTCGCTTTTGCCTAAATACCTCGGAAAAACTGGCATGATAGGTGCGTTTACACCAACTATCCAATGTTTTATCGGTCACATCAAACCAGCCGCAGATTTCCTCAAGCGTGCATTGCAGGCCGCAGAGGTTCTCGAACTGCTTCTGATCTATTTCCTTTCTTGGCCTTGCCATACGCACCCTCCTTTCTCTGCTGGCGTTTAATAAACTTCTCCATGTCCCGCTTTAAATATGGGCTGTTAGTTTTTGCAATGATCGCCTGCGCTTCTTCAATCGTCATGCAGAAGCACCGCCTTTTCTCCGGTAAACTTTTCCCATCGATCAATAATGACATCCGCATACTTCGGATCGTACTCCATGCAGAAAGCGTGTCTGCCATTCTGCTCCGCTGCCATAATTGTTGTGCCGGACCCAGCGAACAGGTCAAGCACATTCTCACCCGGCTTACTGGAGCACTGCATCTGGTAATCAAACAGCTTAATCGGCTTCATGGTCGGATGCTCCGCAGATTTTACAGGCTTATCAAAATTCAACACGGTTGTCTGCCTGCGGTTCTTGAAGAAATAGTGCTTCTTGCCTTCCGTCCATCCGCACAGACAAGGTTCGTGCGCTTCCTCTTCAATCTCGCTCTCACCATACAGGCAAGGCTCATGTTTCCACTGAAAATCCTGTCTCCCCATCACAAGGGAGTTCTTCACCCAGATCAGGCACTGCCGGACACGCAGCATCGCATCTCTGCACGCGCCTCGGAAGTTATACCCCTCGATGTCTGCATGCCAGATGTAGAACGGAGCACCGGGCTTCATGACCATCGCCGCATTGGAGAAAGCATCCGTCAGGAATCGCCTGAAGGCCGTATCCTCCATATTGTCGTTCTTAATCTTCCCGGCGGTGCCCTGATAGTCCACATTGTACGGGGGGTCTGTGAGCAGCAAATCCATTTGTGCCCCCCCCACGAGCTTCTGTACGTCTGTCAAAGACGTACTGTCTCCGCACATAAGGCGATGGTCTCCAAGCTGGTACACATCGCCCAATTTGCTCTTCGGCTCTGCCGGTAAAACGGGATCGTAGTTGTCCTCTACCACTGACGTGTCGAGTTCATCACGCAGACCCCAATCAAAGTCAAAAGCAGACAAGTCAAGCCCCGGCAGCTCATCAGCCAGCAGGTCAAAGTCCCAATCGCTCTCGTTGCTCTTGTTATCTACCAGCCGCAGGGCGTTCACCTGCTCCGGTGTCAGATCGTCCACGCAGACACAGGGCACTTCTTCCATGCCCAATTTCTGAGCAGCCAACGCTCTGCAATGCCCAATGACGATAACTCCATCACGGTCAATCACAATCGGCTGCACAAAGCCGTATTGCTTGATGCTCTCCGCAACATTGTTGATTTGCCGTTTATCATGCTTTTTTGCGTTGCCGGCATACGGCACAATATCCGCAAGCCGCCGTTTTGTGATTTCCATGCTTTCCTCCTGTTTTGTCACCAGCCCCCACCCCTTGGCTACAGTAACAGTCTTTCCCCTCCCATGCGGCCTTCTGGAAGCTCTCAAACATGGGTTACACAGTTTGCCAGCAGGTGGCAATGTCTTTTCCACAGCTCACTTCTGAGCGGTATAGCCGCACTTCCGGGCAGGCGCTATGCCATTTGCCCACGGCAGCGGCTCTCCGCTTTTGGTGCGGCATTGCAGTCCTGCCCTGCTTTAGCGCTTCAGGGAAAGTCCCCGTCACTCGCTGTGGTCTCCCCTTACGGGGCACCTATGCCGCATAGAAATTTTTGGCGATCTGGGCTTCCGCCAGCTCTATTGTCCCATGCTGGCTCCCGGAAAAATATGTGCAAACTTGTGTCATTTTTCATTTTTTAATTTTCCCCCTTGACAAACCACGCAATGCGTGGTATTATATAGACAGATCAAAGGACAGGGTAGCCGCACAGCGGCAGAAAGGAAAATATCATGAAAAAGACTTTTTATTCCGTCACCTACGCAGTATGGGGATCCAGCTTCTGCCGTGAGGCATGGTTCGACAGCAAGTCCGCAGCGGACGCCTTCGCCGCACACGATTACTGGGACGACCCGGTGGCCCACACCTACAGCAAGGCGGACAGCATCCGCGCCGCCGAGGAGCGCGTGGCCGCTACGGCAGCAGAGCTGACCGCCTGATCGCAGGTACGCTGCGGGCGGGGCTGACCCGACCAACCCCGCCCATGAAAATTTTCGACAGGAGGAACGGAGCATGGAGATCAACACCCACGGACGGAACATCAACCAGGAGACATTGGCCAACGCCTCCAACGCCACCAAGGGGCTCGGCTCCCGCACGGGGGAGTATGCGGAGATTTTTTACGACAAGTCTACCGGCGATGTCTGGTGCAAGTACCACTGGGACCGGGAGGAATGGACGGTCTACCACGACGATGACGTCACGAAGGTCGGACTTGCGGTACGGTACAAGACCCAGCAGCAGATCGCGGACATGATCGCCAGCACCCTGACGCAGGAAGAGCGGTGGGAGCTTGAAAACGCCGCATATCCGGCGGGCGGAACACGGTCATGATGGTGCTTGACACTTCCTGTGCAGCGTGGTAAACTATTTCTGTCGGATGCAGGAGGCGCTTGCATCTGGTGCGGCTCGATCCTGCCGCCGTGGGTTGAAATAGCAAGAAGGACAAACCCTTCAACCGCAGGAAAAGCACCGGTTTTCGGTGCTTTTCCTTTTTTACAATTTTGACGATGAAAGGATCCTAAAAATGACAGACAAACTGTTTTTTTCCTTGTTCAGCGCAGCGCTTTCTTCTTCCGACCGAGACGCCTTTGTCTCCGACTGGTCGCTGTCCTCCGTCTGGGGCGATGCACCAGATGCGGACATACCCGCAGACCGCATCGACCTGCTGGCGCGTCTCTGGGACGCCGCCCACCTGACGATCCGGGACATCCGTCAGCACACCGGCCTGTCGCAGGTGGCCTTTGCCACCCGTTATTGTATCCCCACCCGCACGCTGGAGGACTGGGAGCGTGGCGTGAGGAGCTGCCCAGATTACCTGCGGCTCCTGCTGGCGCAGGTCACCGGCCTTTACACAAGGCCGTGACGATTGCGGTCTCACAGTGTCCGGGTGCTACCCGGCCTCTTGTGCAGGCGACAGGATTCGAACCTGCGAACCCGAAATTTTACTATCGGAGCTGATTCCTCCCAGCTTCCGCCCGCATATATTTGTGCCGTGTGGGAGGTGCGACCTCCCGCCCCTGATCGTGGGGTGCAACGAGCGCACGGCATATGACAACAGCCCATAGGTTTCCCTACAGGCTGTTTGTGCCGGTATGACCTTTCGGTGCCAGAAGGTGCGCCCAATACCGGCGGCGCATAAGATGGAGGAAACGGGTTGAGTGGAAAGACGGGTGGATGACTATGCCTTATCATCCACTGTACCTATTGTAGCACATCATTAGGTGGAATTTGGCTCATCTTTTCCTGCAAAACCACAATATGTAGCAATGTCGAACAGGAATCTTTCTTTTCTCCGGCGGAATGTTGCTTCGCTTATCCCCGGAACAACAATCTTGTTGCGGGAATACTTATGCTTGCCCTGACAGTTGCGCATGATCCCCTGTGTAAGCTGCTTTCGAACGCTCTCGCTCTCCAAATCCCGCCCACATCGGTCTATGGCATATTCAACAGCCCGCATTTTCTTGGTTTCCGGCCAGTTCTCTATGGCGGCAAGCTGCTCCGCCTTGCTCTCGGCCGGTCTACCAATACCGGGGGAGCGGGGCATACCCTCTGTTGCACTTCTTCCGCCGCTCAGTATCTCGCTCCGTGCGTCGTTGTACGCCTGTACCCGCCGTGGATAACCTCTGACATAGGCAATGCACTCAAGCCGCACATCATACGGCAGCGTTTGTTTTCGGCTCATGCCAGCCTCCTTACTCTGCGTTGTTTATCAGTTTGTAGTCGCTCCGCAGAGCGTCCGCAATATCCTTCTTGGTCACATAGCCGCTGTTTTTTGCGTCCACCAGCTCCACAAGGCACTGCTGTAAGTATTCCAGGCTGCGGGTGTCGTGCTCGTCCGCCGTCTCTTCCCGCACATGGAATC